TAAAAAGCCAGGGCATGCGCGAATTGAGTCAGGATATAAGCTTTTACATATTCTTAACCTACGTGGAATAAAAGGATTAAGTAAAGTAGTTAATCGCTTGTTTATATAAGTTGAGTATTTATCAACCATTCTTGTGTGTTCTTTAACAAGTGATGAAACTAACAGCTTAATCCTTTCATTTCCTATAGGGTCACTCAGGCGTATATATTCTTGCCTGAAAGCTTCACGCTGAATACGTATTCTGTCTTCTTTAAGCCGTTGAGACTTTTTCCTTTTAGCTTCTATGCTAGCCATTGCAGCTCTGCGCTGCCCCTCAGGTCCAAATAGTTTTACACCTTGGCAATTATTTGGACCTAAGCCTGTCCATGGCATTTTATCTCCATATTTAGCTTCAATCTCTCTGTTTTCCTGCTCTTCTTCAGATAATTCAACATGCTCTTCTTCCAAGGTAATTTTTTCAATTGCCTCAGATTGAGCTTCTTGAATATCCTCATCATCGCTTTTAATTTCATCGAGAAATTCAAAGAGTTCCTTTTCGGTTAAGTCTCCATATTGCTTAATATCTTCCATGCCACTTAAATAAAGACTTGATTATATCTTTTCCAGCTTGCTTGTTAAGCAATCCAAAATATGCGATTGCAAGCATGAGCCTTGCTATTTTATACAATACCCAGGCCAATAGATATATAGGGAAATAAAGTACACCTACACATCTCCATAAAAATTTAAGTACCTTTTTCATTTCCATAATCCTTTTTTATATAAATACTTTCCTGCGTTCATACCCAAGCTAAACATTCCTGAGCTAAAAAGAACCAATGCTAATATCTCATGCAATGTTATTTCCATAATTTTTCTAATATACTTAATGGTTGTTTTATTTCTGCAAATTGTGCATTTACGCGCTGCATATTTGCCTGCTGGTTTATTTCTGCAAATCGTGCATTTATGCGCTGCATATTTGCCTGCTGGTTTATAGCTTCTTTTATAGGACTTTTTATTTCTTGTACGTTACTTAGCATATTCG